ATCCGGATACATGATGAATGAGGATCGAGCAACTGGAATTTTCCACTTTGAGACACCACCGCAGCCAGGAAGGATGTATATGATCTTCGGAGATCCTGGTGTGGACGCTGCTCCAAAGAGAAATGCCCCCGTTTTAGGAGTCTTTGATGTGACAGATGTGCCAAATGGACCCGCTCAGGTCATTGCTTTGTGGTGGGGGGACGGCGGAGGGCGAATTACACCCTTTGTAGACATGCTTTTGAACTATGTGGAGCGGTATCCGGCCGTTTTTGCCGGTGTGGACTCAACTTCGACCCAAAAACACACCGCAGAAATGATAAATTTGCAAACTTTTGGTGAAATGATCGAAAATATCAGTGAAGATGATGAAAAAAAGCTCGAACAACTCTCTGTAAAGCAAATTTCAGGGATGGATTTCTCTGGAACTCGAAAAGCCGGCTATTTAGTCGCTTTGAGAGCGCTTTTAGAGGCAAGACTGATCACTTGGCCCAAAAATGTCATTGGTTTCAGGCAGCAACTCACGAATTACAGCCTGGGCAAAGACAAACGTATCGCTCAGGACCTCGTTGCAATGCTTTCGATGGCTGCCTGGGCTGTGAGGATATATTTCAATGTCTCAATCGCTGACACTTATGACAAAGGTGCGAAGGGGATTGATCCGGACTTTGATCAATCTGGCCAACGCACTAATTCCCGAGAACAACGAAACACGGGAGCAGGTAGGTCAAGACGAAAGATCGCTAGATCGTAATAAACGATCTCCAACGCGCAATTTGCGAGATTCAAGAAAAGTTGGAAAAGTTGTAACTCGTCCTTGACGTTGGAGTTTTCATAGTGTACAATTACTGATTGAGCGCTCCTAAAAAGGCGCCGGAGGCAGATTTGAGCGGACTATTACGCCCTATGTTCAGTAAAGGGCTCCAAAAAGACCAGGATCCCGTCAATATGATTGACGAATCCAGCATCCCTGATAATTTCCCTCTTGATATCTATCAAGAGAATCTAGACCTCTACCAAGAATATGAAAGTTGGTTCAATGGCGATAAATTGGATGAAACTTTCAAATCAGACAACCAAGAGGTTGAGTTATACCCCGTAAAGATCAACCCACTGTTTGGCGCGTCACTAAAACATGCTTACGCCCTCTTTGGAGAGTACGAGGATGATTCCAGGCCATTAGTCATCCCAAAACTAATTAGCGATACTCAGAAGAAAGATGCTGAAATGATCAAAAAGGCGGAAGCTGCATTGAACCACGTTTGGTGGGAAAATGGCGGCCGAGCCTTGATGATGCAGAACGGTTTGCTCTCTCAGGTATTCGGTGGCTGTATTTTCAAAGCCAATTGGGTTCCCTGGCAGACCTGGCGCCAAATCCCTATTTATATTGAGAATGTTCACCCCGCGCAGTTCATCGGAGTTGCGTCAGGCGGTGATTACTGGCATCTTGCTGAGAATTGGTTTATCAAACATATCTCCCACGCAGATGCTAAAAGATTCGGTGTTCCTACCGATTCAGACGAACCTCTACCAATAATGGTCGAGCATTACACTGCCGATCATTATGTGATCACTATCAACGGTACCGTGGCAAAGATGCCCGGGCAGAGCGGTAAACGTATGGAAGGGGAAAACCCGTTTGGGCAATGTCCTGCGGTTTACATCCCCCACATTCGTTTTGACGGTCTGTACGGAATCAGCTTGCTCAAAAATCTAATCGGTATCACGAAGGAGATGAATCTCCGCTTGGGTGATTATGGCGATGCGGTAAATGACGATGCTCACACGAACATCGCCATGCGTAACGTCACAGGCACACCCAAAATCGTGAAGATTGGTGATGGGCTGCCGGTCATCAATTTGACTGGACGACCGAACATTTCAGGTAAGGAAGCCGAGCCCGATCTGTTTGCCGTGTCACAGTCAAAGGCATCTTCAAGCATGTCGGACATTGTTGATAAGTTGTTTGATCAGTTTAGGCGTGATTCATTCGTCCCGGGAGTAGCATACGGCGAGGACGGCGGATCACAAAGGAGCGCATTGACTCTCGTGACGAGGATGTGGCCTCTCGTTTCCCACATTCGTCAGGAGCGCGTTGATTGGAGCGCCGGTCTTGATGTTTTCAATCATCTCCTTCTCAGGATGATGTCTGAAAAGAAAAAGGCCGAAGTCAATAAAGACCATCTCAAGCTCCGCATGAGGCAGGATTGGTACCCGATTCTACCGCGCGATCGCCAGGAATTAGTAAATGAAGTTGTCCAACGGGCAGCTGTCAATCTTGGATCGATTGAGCACCTCATGGAAATGTTGGGAGATGTAGAGCTCCCGGCAGAAGAATTGGAACGCATAAAGGAATGGCTTCGCTTTTTGCAATCCGTAGAGAACCCACCTGATGATCCTAATTCACCTAGCAGCGACAACCAGGAGAACTCGTCCGAAAAGAAGGGTAGAACCGGAAATCGGGCTGTGCAATCCGGGAAATCGCAGGAGGAAAAGCAAGATGCCTAAATTGGATGCAGAGGGAAACGTGATTCCGGATAACACCGAAACACAGACCCAAACCCAATCAGTACCAGATGTCGCGAAGTTAGTTACAGAGTTGAACGCTGCCAATGCTGCTTTGGCTGAGAAAGACAAGCAGTACAAAGGTTTGCAGACAACCTATAATGCACTTCACGAGAGCAACAAAGTTTTATTGTCAGAGAAAGAAACCTTACTCGCTGACCAGGCGACCATCAAAAATCAGATGGAGCAGCTTGGAAACGATCAGGGAAATTTCAAGGCTCAGTTTGACGAGCTAACTGGCAAGTATCAGTCCTTGGAAGGCGAGAAAGGCAAGTTGGAACTCAAATTATCTCGGAGTGATCTGATTTTAGGTGATTTCGCTGATTTATTGGAGTTCGAGCAGAAAGGTCTCTTGCCTGAATTTGATGGAGATGAGGAAGCCTTCAAAGCTAAACTCACGACCTTCAAAGAGACCCTCGGAGCGCAATCGAAACAGGCCATTGATGACGAACTCGAAGGCGGTGGTCCAGATAACACGGACAGCACCAATACCAAGCCTGACCGAGAAAAAATCATCACGGAAATGATCAAGATTGCCGGCGTTCAGGATAAAGCTGATCGCTACGAAGATCTGCGAGACCAGCTTGACGCAATCGATGCCAAGGACGGCAAACCAGTATTATAGACTGACAGTTATGCTGTCGGAGGTAAATTTTTATGGCTACAGGAGATTTCGATCTTTATTATAGCGATACTCCATGGGAGGCCATTGACAAGAATCAGCGCGTTTGGTACGACCCGGACTTGGTTTCCATGTTCCGGAATCGTGCAGTATTCGCGTCTGCAATTCCCTTTGTGAAAAACTTAGGGGCTGTCAATGCGACCTCAATGGTTGTGTCTCAGTTCATGGATCCCCATCCTGATTTCACCGCGCTAACCACGCGCCAGATCTGGATGCCCGCTTCCCACGTTGATTCTCGCTCGCAGAGTATCACCTTCTCTCGCTACGGCGGAAAGGTTGCATACCACGAGTATGATGACATTATCAACTACTGGAAAGTTGATCAGCGAGCCGGTTTGCGCCGGATCCTGCAGGGTTCCCTCGGTGTGCATAACATCGAAGTGATGGACATGCTCGCAAGGAACGCCTTCATTACTGGCGCTTATAACTCCGGTTATAAGATGTTCGCTGGTGGTGGAAGTGATTTCTCTGATCTGAGCACCGCGGATAAGTTCTCCCCGGACATCGCCCTGGACATCTGGCTCGGTATGGCCAACCGCGGAGTTGCATCTGCGTTAGGTGCCAACGGAGCTCAGAATTCCATTATCTGTTACACCACCCCTGGTGTGATCTATGACATTCAGAAAAACGCTTCTGCCAATGACTGGCTGAGTGCGTCTGAATATCTGTCCATCAACCGGTATGAAGTAGGTATGTACAAGAACGTGCGCTTTGTGCAGGCACCTCAGGCCATGCTCTACAACTGCGGAACCGTCACCGTGCAACCCACTGTGACCTCTGCAATCACCGCCGGCGATGGCGCCCCCGATCCTGCTTCCGTGAATGTCGATAACGTTTACGCTGTCGGCCAGTCCTCAGGCGGTATCACAAACTACATCCAGCTTTCAGCTGTAACCAGCCTCGCGGTTGGTGATGTGGTTTCCATCCATACCACCCGGACAAGTGCCTTTGGCATCACCAACGGTGTCGATTACCGTGAAGGTACTCTGCAGAACCGGCGCATTATCAGCATCGATGCTGGTAACGTACGAATCACCCTGGATCGCCCCATCATGACTGACATGAACACCGACCTCGGCGGAGGCGTTTACGCTTACGTCACCAAAGGCCGGCACATTCATGCTTCTATCTTTGTTGGTGGACCTCAGGGTATCGTTGCTGGCGTGGCCCGTCCCCCACGGTTCCATGCTCCGCCCCCTGTAGACGACTTCCAGCAGGTTCATAGGTTCTCTTGGGATGCCTACATGGGTTTCAATACCTATCGACCAGAATCATTCGAAGTCGTATTTAGCGCTGGCTCCTTCCGCGTGAAGGGTGCCACCGTTGTCCAGTAAAGTGAGGTAAAAGCTCTATGACGACCTTCTCTGACTTTGTAGATAAGGTTTACCGAGCGATATCTGAGACCGCTGAGACCGGTCCATCTGAGTTACTTATCTTGGATGGACTGGCAGCGGCTCAGGAAGCTATTTTAGAGCGTGTCGGTAAACACTCAACGGCTGTTTGGACTGGTGATGGAAGCACCAAGGCTTTTGCCTTGCCTACTGACTGTTACGAGATTCAAGGCATCCGTGAAACGAGTGAGACTGGCAAGTTGATTCCTCAGGCTGAAATGTCTCCAGGTGCTTACTTTGGAGACTACCCGGATGAACAGAACTTTTTGGAGTATCCACATGGTTATGTGACTTTGGGAAAAGCCATCGACAATGGGGAAACTGCGCTTCTTTACTATACTGCTTATTGGGATGTGCCCGATGTGGAAGATGATGAAGTGGACGGAGATTTTGTGCTGGAGGTCCCGAAACGGATTGAACGCGCTGTAATCTTCTACACTTGTGCATACTGCCTCATTCCGGACGCGGTAAGCGCTTCGAGTCTGCGACAATTCAACACTCGTGTCGATAGCGGAAACCCGGAGCACAACCCTGTCGAGGAAACGGTCAAATTCTTCTTTAGGCTGTATGATATGGAACTCGCCAAGCAACCTTTAGATATGGGAGGAACCACCATTGGCTAGTCATATTGTTCCAAAGCTCCTGGATCGCATACGCGATAAACTGGTCTACACTTTTCAGACCAACATGGATGAGACTTATCCCATCTATGCTGATACTGTGAAGATCGGCCGTTTCCAGGAGAACCCGAACAAGAAAAACGTCTACATTGCCGTTCAAAGCGGTGATCCTGAGGATCTCAATTTTGTAGATGGTATTGTGTCCCTGGATGACTTCAAGGACATTGACATGGCTCCCCCGCCTCGCGAAATCGGTGGTGGGGAACATTGGTGGAGGCGCGGCGTTGTGCAGTATGGTTGCTTCTTCAACAAGTCTAACTTCTCAGAAGAAGTTGCCCTAGAATATGCTTATGAATTGCTTGGGTACATGCAGAAAGCCATGAGAGAAATCCAGGTCGCAGATCTGGTGGACGATTATGGTGAACAGGCTTATTACCTGTTTAGTTTTGCAAATACCTTTACTGAGTCAGGTGGGCCGCCAAAATCTTACATCTGGCGTGGCCGGATGTATTGGCAATGTCTCACTGAACAACCCTAATGCGGAGGTGCTAAATGGGTGTTACTGCAAGAACTGGATTGTTTGGATTTGGACAGCAGGCTAGTGAAGCCGCTGATCCTGCCAAATGGTATAAGCACAAAGCCGCTGCAATTGACCTTGCAATCGTTGATGATACACAGGTGTTTCCTGCTGAAATTGGCGGGGTCCCTGTGCCCAACGGAATGTTCAAGGCCGGCGTTACCGCCGGGGGTGGAGCAACTCTTTATCCTCGCCTAGAGGATAGTTTTGGCCATCTTTTATTTGCTGCGCTCGGAAAAGTTGTTACAACCGCGGGAGAGAACCTATTGGGTACCACGGATACAAATGCGAAAGTGAATACGCATGTGTTCTCCATGGATTACTCACAGTGGTCTTATCTTCCCTGGATGGGTTTCCGAAAAATCATCGACAAGGCCCCCGGGTCTGCCGATACCGACATCATCGGTGAGGAATTCACTGATGGCAAAGTCCTTGGTCTCAGCTTTACGCTGCCTAACCAGGGTCTAATTACCTGTCGTGTCGATGCCTTGTGCAAAGAATACGATATGGTAGAAGATCCTGAGGGCGCTGGTGCTTGGGCCTTTGAAAACGCAACCTATGAAGATTACACCAGTGTACCTCTGGCTACCTTCAAGGATGCAAACGCCTCAATCATCAATGGCACAATTGATGTCGGCAGCACCACTTTTGCCGAGCTTCCAATTATTGCTGCCAGTTTCCAGATTGCTAATGCTCCCGAGCAGGATCAACTGGAAAGGATCTATGGTGATCCGTGGCGTGATGAGATTACTGTCGTGGCTCGTTCCATGCAGGTGATGCTCACTGTCAAATGGAAGGATCCGAAACTGTACCAGAAAATCATCACCGGTGCAACATCTGGTGGTGGTGAATGGAGCCCGCAGCCTTTCGTGGATTCTCTCACATTTGATGTGATTTCACCGAAAGTAATTACGGGAACTAGCACAGGTAAAACTGAGCAGTATATGTTCCGAGTGAACGCCAATAAAGTTGGCTTTGCCCCTCGTGGTGGAGTCCAGCTGGCCGGTAATCAGTCGGTAATGTTGCAGCTCGTAGGAACTGTCCTGGAGGATGACTCTGGCGAATATGGTACCATCACGCTTCAAAATGATGTTGCCAGCTATGGCGCTGGATAATCTTTTGTGGTAAAATCGGGGGTGTAGAGGTTCGTGAGTCGGTACGATCCGACTCGCCCGGAAGTGAGTAGAATTCTTCCGCTCGCTCCGAGCTCTACACCCCAACAATCTCCAACCGTTGGAGACAAACAATCATACGGAGGATTCAAAAATGGCACTAAAGATTTCTGCACCCATCGTTGAAGATTTTTATCTTGACGAATCAGACAAGTTGTATGGAACGTCAGAAGATCCTACAAAAATTGCAGTTCGTCAAGCAGATCAGGGAGCCAATGAACGAAGATCTCGCGTATTTGCTGAGATTTCAAGAATTATAGAAAACGAGAACGATTCAACATCTATGCAAATCCGGCAGCGATGGAGCATGGAAGAACTGAAAAGGGTGGAAGTATTCCTAACTCTCGCCGGATGCGATATTGAAGGACCCGATGGCCAAGACTTGTTCCGCTTTACTGCAGACGGCAAACTCAAAATGAGTGAAGCTGAATTTGCAAAAGCATGGGCTTTGTTACCGCCATTTGTGGCTTCCGAAATACACCAGAAAGTTCTGAAAGTGAACTACGTCTGGAGCGCAGAGGGGGAAGTAGACTAGCTCGAGCACTATCTGAATTGACAGATGCTTTGGGCGAATATTACGGGCAGCTCAACGAAGTACGCTTAGGACTTTCGGATCAATTACCCTCAAAACCAGAGGCAATGGTCTTGCATGATCAAATGCAAGAGTTTGGCATACCTATTGTGGCTGGTGGGTTGATAGATCAACCTTTTATTTTTATGATGGAATATCACACCGTACATAACATGAAGCTGCAAATGGAGCTAGTCAATAAATCTGCTGAGTAGTTTAGAGGTTCAATTATGATTAGAGCAGGCGGTCCAAACGATCAAGGCATCCAAAATTTTCTGCAAGAGGCCCTCGGGGGATTATACGGGTCTCGTTTTCATGTTTCACCGGTTCTCACTAATTGGGGAGTTGCCGAGGGATCTGGAAGATTGCCTTCTATTCCGATCAACATATTTGATATTGAGAGAAATGAAAATGCAGTTATTGAACTCTCCGCGGGCGGAGTATCTACTGTTCACGGGAAAGAAACCGTGGATTGGATTGTTGGACCAGGTATCGAAACAGAATCAGGATTTGCACATTTTAGAAAAGATAAGCGCAAAAACACCTCTGTTACCGGGCTTACCGCTCATCAGGCGTTCCGGAATCGCATTTATGGCGCTGCGGAAGATTATGATCCGCTAAATCCGAATCGCACTTTCCAGGAACGCATTTATGGTAGTTTTCAAAATCCAAAAGTTGTAGTATCCGAGAGTGGCGAGCGTATTCCTATTGGGCCAACCAGCTCATATATTGGTCCTAACGTTTCAGAATCTCAGGCTAATACGAGATCATTACACTCTATAGGCATTTTAGCAGATCGTGAT